CACTTAAATCATTCAGCCATTGTGTGCGATCCAGCATTGCAGGATTGTGAATTGTGCCAGCATCAGTATCAGCCACTTGCCAACACACACTACTGGGATCATCTACCCACAACGGAACTCCGTGTAGTATTGCGGCAACACCACTGCTACTGTTAAACACAAAGGCGCCAGCGGCATGTTTCAAATCTTTTAATAACGAGCACCGGATCGGATCACTCATTGTGACCCCAGGTTGTATCAAACAAGTTGGGTCGGCTATTTTTCCCGGATGCGGGCGTAACACAATAGGCATGTCGGTGTGTTGCTGTATGAGTTTTATTTTTTGTTCGGTCCAGGTCAGTGGATGCAGGCCCTTCATGGTAAACCCACCGTCTCGTTGCATCAGTAATAGTATGTAATTTCCAGTTGATCGCCAATCATGTACACCGACTCCAAGATCTTTTGACAATTGCTTCCATCTGGCAGAGTCTGAATTTTTATTGGCATAGTTGCCAGTGTCGTAGAAAGGACTACCTAAACTGTAACGTAGATACCGACTGTCATGGTCTGCAAATTTAAAACAATTTGCATCAATACACATGGTGTGATTGCCCAACTGCTGTTGCTGTTGTATTATATGTGCTCGTAATTTTATATTAGGCGTGTGTTGTTGAGGGCTGGCCCACCCTAACATTACGGCCAACTTTGAAGGAGTATATGTATTTTGTGTTTCTATGTGTACTGTGGCACCCTGAGATCGTGCGCCATCAGCAAACGCTGTCAAGGTATCGACTTTTCTACCAGGATTTTGTTTTTGTAACGAACTAAGATAAACAACAACATCAGGAGTTTTCATTCAATATTCGCCAGGCTGTACCATCTCGCATTTCTGCTTCGGTAAATTGACAATAGGCAATGTGTCTGGCCCACGCATGTACTTGATCCAACGTTGGTATCATTAAAGATTCTATTTCACTCACACTGTTACTACACAGTGCTGCGGCTGCGTTTGGTCCCAGAGTAATGGCAGGTTTGCCCAACAGCAAGGCTTCACCGGCTGCAATACTGCTAAACGTAACCAAACAATGTACATCTTGGCTCAAGGCCATTTCCATAGTGTTGTCGTTGACTCTGGCAGCTCGGCCTTGTTTGGTTCTTATCACTATTGGACGATCTGTGTGTTGTTTAATTTGTTCTTGTGTTGTTGCAATCCATTCTTCAAGATCAATGTTGAAAATGTTCAACAATTTTTGGCTGGGAGGTGCCAACAATATGTTAGTACCAGGTCTAAACTTCTTGAGTTGTACTCCGGTTGTTTCAAATCTATCACCGGGTCTATCAATTATGGGTCCAAGATTTTGCAAGGCATTTTTTGTGATTCTGTGGTAAATTTTTTTGCGTCCGTTTCCAAAATAACCAGTGTCAATGTAATAAAAATCTCTTTGTTCTTGGTAACAAATTTCCATTTCTTTACGTTTGGTAACTCCTCTAAACACAGCCGGGGTTGTGCTTTTTCTGTGCTTTTCCCATTGCGATATTTGTCCGCCTGAACCCAGGGTGAAACTCTGTAAATATGGATCAAACATAAGTCCTTTCCTTTCAAATTTATTGTCTGCTGCGTTTGAGCCTATGGCAACAACTGCCCGGTTGTCCAGCGTTTTTAATTGATCTATCAAGTTGTTCAATGTGACCTTGTAAATTTCCCCCAAAGGATCGACACGATATTTCAATATATCCTTGAACAATGCAGCAATTTCAGCAGGCACTTGATCAAACACATGAGGTGGAGGTGGAGGTGGAGGTGGAGGTGGACTATCCTGGCCTTTATATTCTCTAAGAGCATGTGTCCACTGTGCTCCGTATTCAGTTTTGACATGATCCGAGAACCAAGGTCCGCCCTCGGTATAATGTATGGCCTTGGGTTTGCCGTCCTCAGGTTCGTGATACCAGTTTACCAGCCAATTCCAGGATTTATCAATTGAACCAACAGTGGTGCTCCAATCAAATCTATGTAAAAATTGTGCAGTTTGCGTATTGACTACATGAGCAGTTAGGGATTGTGATTCTGGATGTTCACAATTGAACAGCATGAGACTGGACCAGTTTTTCTTGGGATACTGATGTTGTACTTTTCCATCCATCTTGATGCTTGACTTGGGAGCATAGTTATCATGCCGCACCACACTAACACTGTGATTGGAATTTTGATACTGTTGAAATAACTCTACCACATCATGTTCGAACAAAAAATCGCAATCAACAAACAATGCATGCCCTTGATATTGGCACAGGTATGGCACTAAAAATCTAGTAAATGTAAATTCTGTGCTACTATCTGCATCTATCTCTCTGGTGTATACCTGTTGGGCACGCAGTTCACTTTGTTTTAAAAAAGAAATTTCTACCGGAGCAGATGCATGTTTCAGTATGCTGTGTTTGCACACTTCTGCTGCTTCGGCTTCTCGAGGATCCCATCCAATAAAAATTTTGTATGTCATTGTTTTATTTTGCCCACAGTTTCTCTTTCAATGTCATCATGATCAAACTCAGCCCAATACAATTCAAATGCAACTGTATCTTCTACTGCTTCAAATTGATGATATTCACCCGGTGCTACTTTGGTGTATTCGCCGGCAGTCAGCACAGTCTCATCCACCAGATCATAACCTTTTTTCCACACGCGAATCAGTAACCGGCCAGATTCCACATAAAATCCGTTCCACTTGAACAGATGTTTGTGTTTGCTACATGTACCACCAGCCACAGCTTGAATTCTGTGAAATTCTAAAACACCATTTGCTTCCAGTAATTCTGTTTGTCCCCAAATTTTTCCAGCTTTCATACAGTATTCCTTTGTGTGTTGTAGTCACAGTTTATCTACTTAGTAGAACTTGGTTACATGTAAATAATTTTCATGTTTGATTAAATTTATCTTGTGGTTAATTTTGATATGTTAAATATGTGTTTGAGTATTTGATTACATGCGATTTGGATTATTCGACAAGTTTGGTGCCCTAAACAGTCAGCCGGTGTTTGCTGCTGTTCAACATGGTCTTGATCAACTGGGTCTGAGACATAGCAGTCATGACATGACTGCCGATGTTGCTGTAATATGGAGTGTGGTCTGGTCCGGTCGCATGCGGCAAAATCAAGCTGTTTGGCAAGCGTTTAGATCTGCAGGCAAGCCGGTTATTGTGTTGGAGGTAGGTATGTTGCAGCGGGGTCATACTTGGAAAGTGGGCATCAACGGAACAGGTAATCAATCCTATAGTAAACAGGATCTCGACCCTGACAGGCCCCAAAAGTTAAATCTAAAAGTAGAGCCCTGGCGAGCCACTGGTGATGATGTTGTGATAGCTGTACAACGATACGACAGCGAACAGTGGGCAGGTCAACCATCCACAGAGGCCTGGTTAAAACAAACAGTCGGTACACTGAGGCAGCATACCGATCGCTCAATAGTGATACGCAGTCATCCCAGACAAGAAGTAGTGGTACTGCCCGGATGCATAGTGGATCGACCCTGGCATGTGCCCAACACATACGACGATTACGACTTTGATAAAACTCTACGGCATGCCTGGGCTGTGGTAAATTGGAATAGTGGTCCAGGCAGTCAGGCCATCATGTCTGGAGTCTCTGCATTTGTAGGACCCGACAGCATAGCTGCACCTGTAGCAAACTCGGATTTGTCACAGATAGAAACGCCCAACAAGCCTGACCGTGATCAATGGCTCATTGAGATTTCTCACAGTGAATGGACTGTGGATGAAATAGCAGCAGGATTACCTATTGCTAGACTACTTGGCAAATCCAACTGATTCTCGTTCAATGTCGTTGTGATCAAACTCTGCCCAGTACAACTCAAAAGCCACTGTGTCTTCAACAGCTTCAAACTGATGAAATTCGCCCGGACTAACCTTTGTAAATTGTCCTGCTGTCAACACAGTTTCATCTACTAGGTCATAGTTATTTTTCCACACACGAATAATTAGGCTGCCGGATTCAACAAAAAATCCATTCCACTTGTACTTGTGCCGGTGTTTACTACAAGTACCGCCGGCCTTGGCTTCAATGCGATGAAATTCTAACACGCCATTTGCTTCCAGCAGTTCGGTCTGCCCCCATATTTTTCCTGCGATCATAATTATCCTAGTGTTGTGCCATTGACATTAGGCTTTTATCAAGCCAAGGCAAAAGCAAATCTCGTTGCCTTACATGACCATGACGTTGTACTGAGTGCATGGCCGATTCTGGCAGTAGATCCAGGTCACTTAATTGATACCAACTAGTTGATCTGGGATCCATTGGTTTGTGTTTGCTTTTATAAACTACAGCATGCAACCAACAATCAGTGGTGTTTTTCTTAAAGAATCCGCTGCCGCAATCAAATCCTGATACTGCAAGAGCGTGTATCAAGCTAGTCATAGTCCAATTGTAATAGCAATAATCGTACTGATCATAGGCCTGCACATTAAATTCAAGATTGGTGGTCTGTGGTATGACCACTGCCAGCATACCACCATCGCTCATGGCCGACCACCAATTTGACAGTGTGGCAACAGGATTGATTGCATATTGAAATGAATCGTGACTCCATACCACATCGTACTTGATTTTTTGTGGTGGAAATGGTTGTTCAAAATCGCGTGAAGAATATCTTATGTTGCGATATTTGTGAGCCATTGCTAGTTCTGGCTTTTGATCCACCCCCAGGCATTTGATATTAAGGGGTCTGGCTGGCTCGTCTCTTGTGGTTCTTGTGGCCCACCATTCTAGATCATGACCTGCTCCGCAACCCATATCAACTACATTGGTTATACTTTGCATAAAGTCATCGTACTCGTACAGGCCGTTGAGAGTTTCAAGACTGTGTTGATGGCTAAGTTCAGGACTGCTGAATTGTGTCATACTTGTACGTCTTCCATTCCTGCTGTTCTAAGTCTAACAATATGGCCGCTCATCCATTGCTTGGACTCAAGTCCTTTCATGATACCCAACCATTTATTGCGTATTAATGCTACTTCGTTGATGACAGTTTCAAAATCAATAACTTCGTCTTCGCCGTCCACATACTTTTCAGCATCTCTACTGGTCAGTGCTCGAGCATAACCTTCTAGGTATTTTTGAAAGTGTCTGCGACGAATTTTTCGTAGCTGTATATTGAGATAGTTAAGCACTGCTTCAATCTCTTGTAGCTGATTGAAACGATGTTCAGTGATGCCCGGCAGTTCTTTGATGTTGATTTCAACATACCCGCCAATTCTGACATCTCGTTTGGCCGCCACGAGCTCGCTTTCGTAATGAGATATAAAATCAGGAATAGCAGCCAGGCTCGATACTACGCGGTTATACCACATAATTAATAATCTTCTTCTTCCTCATCTTCCGCATAATCATCATCGTCGTTGATTTCTTCTTCGTCGTCGTGATCGTCTAGGTACCCTTGTAGGGCTTTCTTGACTTCGGCATCACCTCTGAATGAGTTGCGAATATCGTCGGCATCAAAATTGCTATCCACAAGTAGATTGACCAGAGCATCAGCTGCTTCTGTCCTATCCAACGGGCCAATGTAGCGTTTAAGTTCTTCCCAAACTGCTTGTGCTAAATCTACTGACATTTATTCCTCTCCTTCTACATCAACCTCAAGGGTACTTACCTCAGTTTTTTGTTTTGAAAATTCTTCCATAACTCGATCTAAGCAACCATCTTCGTTGCTTTCCCACGCCTTACGGAACTGTTTGATCACTTCTCCGTCCAGAGTTGTAAAGGCCAGTCTGTTGCCATCTTTCTTTAGTAAGCTACGCTTTTCTGCCAAGTCTACAAGACCACTGTAGGGGTTCATGCCTGTTTCGTATGGAATCTTGACCTGGACGCCTTCAAAAGGTTTAGCATAGCGTGTCTTCATGACCTTGCAAGCGGCTCGAATACCCATGACATCAGAGATCTTGTTTCCATCCTCATCTTCCTTCAGCTTTAACTTCTTCATGGCAACTACAATGCTGGAAGCATAGATAAAGCCCTGGCCGCCTGAAATTTTATCGTCAGGATCAAACATGTCTTGACTTGCGTAAGTATGATTGGTACATACCATACCCACGTTGTAGTTGCCAAACATGTTGACACAGTTACGAACCAAGGCTGTCAGGGCCTTGGGTTTACGACCCAAGTCACCTTTCATTTCGCCTGCTTCAAACTGATTGACGTCCGTGGGTGTCAGCAACATACCCAGGCTGTCAATAACAAATAAGACTTTTGGTCGTTCTCCGTCAGGCAGGGCCTTGTAGTCACCCATGAATGTGGCAATGGTTTTGGCCACATCATCAATCATGGACATCGACAGCTTTAATAATTTATCTGGACTGGTATCTACACCCAAGGCCTGCATCCATGATTCATCTAGTGCATTTTCACTATCAACTAGTATAACAAAAATGCCCTGAGCTTGTGCATTTTTAATAATATTGCCACTACAGAAATAACTTTTACCTGCACCCGATTCACCTGCAAATACTGTTACTTTACCTAAGGGTACACCTTTATTGAAGTCGCCACTGATAAGATAGTTCAAGGCAAAGTTACCTGTTGAGATCCAATCTGTTGGATCGTTAAAGCCAATGCTTAATCCATCAATTGATTTGGTAATATCTTTTCTAAATTTTGATACATCGAATGGTTTTGCCATGATTTTCCTGTGGTTAATCGAACAAGAATAACTAAACACCATAGAGATGTTTAGTTATCTTGGATAGTTATTACTTACTTGTTTTGACGTGCGCGAATCATTGCCAAAATGTCTTGAGCATTTTGTCCTGATTTAGTTTCTGTTGCCACAGGAGCGGCTGCTGCCACTGGTTCGTCTGCATCAAAAGGAACGTCGTCATCTGCTGCTACAGGTGCTGGTTTGGCTGCAGGTGCAGCAT